GTTTTCGAATGTCGCGTAGATGTTCTGCCCGGCCGTGACGCCGCTCGTTCCAAGCAGAGGAACACGATCAGCAAAATTATCCGCCACCGGCGCGACGTTGGTCAGATTCAAAAACAACGGCGCCTGCCCGGTGAAAACCGCGTCCAACTCATTGGCGACCACCACGGAATAACTGCCTCCGTCCGCCACATCGACGCTGGGCAAACTCAGACACGCATTGGTCTCGCCCGGCATGTTCACGCCATTGTGACGCCATTGATAAGTGAACGGCGGCGTGCCGGTGACCATCACGCAAAATGTCACCGGCTCTCCCGGCGTCGCGTTTGTGCTGACAGGCATGGTTTCAAATATGGGGGGCGTGCGCACCTGCACGGCCGGCGAGAACTCCGAAGTGTTCCCCAAAGGATCAGTGGCCGTCGCGGTGACGAATTGCGTATGAATCGCCGTCAGGGGGAACGATGCGAAGAAATTCACTGGTGCAGCATCCGCCAGCAGCACGGTGGTGGAACCGATGTAAGCCTGACCTTCCCCATGACCGCTGGAGTCGGCAACGTCGTTGAGGAAAAAGTCCACGCGGAACACACCGGTGGTCGCACCGCTCAGGAAGCCGTCGATTTCCGTAACGCCGCGGATGGAGCGGGTGTCCGTGAGAAGCGGGAAGTTTTGCAGCGCATTAGGGCCGACGTCCGCATCACCGGCATCGTTCAAGGTCACGCCATCGGCATTGAGGTCGATGCCAAGCGCGCCGAACTGCGCGAAGCGAATCTCCGGGCGACGCTGGCCGCCGAGTACAACGAGAATGCGGTCAAATCCGAATGGTTGGGCGATGTGCACGACTTCTTCACCTCGGTCAAGGCCAAGGACGGCATCGACTACAGCAAGCCCGGCCTGAACGCGGCATTCGATACCACGCTGAAGGCACTCGCTGCCGACGAAGCGAACGCGAAGCACAGCCCCCGGTGGTTCCTGCGCGAGGCGGACAAGCTTGTCAGGGCCGAGATCGGCTTCGTTGCCAAGGAACCCTCCGCCTCCGGGGAGGCAGCGACGGTCAATGGGAAACCCGCCAGCCGCAAGCCCGCGCTTGCCGTGGTGCGCGATGTCGGGGGCTTGCCGAGCGCGGGTGACGATGACGCCTCGGGAGGAAATCCTGAGTTCTCGGCGCTGGACAAGCTGGATGGAATCGACTACGAGGACGCCCTAGCGGCGATGCCGAAGTCGAAGCAGGATCTTTACCTGCGCCATCGGGCCTGATGCAAGACCGCGAGTCCCTGCTCATCAACTTGGAGCCCGGCGAGCAAGTCTCGATCGGCTCGGGGAAGGTGATCGTCACGGCGAACCATAAGAGCGGGCGGCGCTTGAGCCTGCACTTCTCCGTGGAGAAGGGGGTCGCGGTAGAGCCTGTTCGGGTGAAATCACCTTTTATTTTGAAACAGGCGTAGAATCGCGGACGTAGAGCCGCGACCCCGCCGGACACCGGCGGGATGGTGGTGCATAGGAAGTGCACCTTGGTTGAAAAAACTGAGGAGCACTTTCGATGCCACACGCGCAAACGGCAGGGCCAGCCTCCCAGGCGCCAACGGCCGCCGTTTACGCACTCATCGACCCTCGCTCGCATCAACCGCGCTACATCGGCAAGGCGCTGGATGTTCGCCAGCGTGATCGCAATCATTTCAATCAGTCCAAGTACGGGCACTCAGCGAAAGACGAGTGGGTGCGCGGGCTCCGCGCTGACGGGCTTCGTCCGGACCTGATCGTCATCGAGGAATGCACGCCCGCCGAGTCCGCGGCCCGCGAGAAATACTGGATCGCTCGTGCGCGATGGCGCGGCATCCCGCTCCTGAACATGAAGCACGGCGGGCAAGGCCGGCTGAACACGTCGGAAGAAACCCGCGCGCGCATCAGCGCAGCGAACAAAGGCAAAGGCCACAGCCCGGAGTGGAGCGCGGCGCACGCAGCAGCCATGCGTGGGCGCAAGGCGTCACCGGAAACGAAGGCGAAGATGGCAAGAAGCGCGCGTGGCAATCAAAACGCGCGCAAAGGGCAGACCGTTTCTGGTCTGCGTTTCGTAAGGGTTGAGCGTAGGAAGCGCTCTCCGTTCCAAGGAGAGTGTCATCAAGACGATAATCGGCCTTAACGATGCAAAAGCGGTCAAGCGATACAGCGGCTTTCTGGCCGTTGACGTAGGGCGCAAATCCTACTTCAGCAAGAAGTTCATGGGCCGGGGCGAGGAAGCCCAAACCCCCCTCCAGATGCTTCCGAATCTGGAGAACGACGCCGGCGAGCAGATCACCTACGACCTGGTGATGCAGCTCCGCATGCAGCCGATCGAAGGCGACAACACGCTGCGCGGCAAGGAAGAAGATCTGAAGTTCTTCACGGACCAGATCTACATCGACCAGGCACGGGGCGGTGTGAACACCGGCGGGCGCATGACCCGCAAGCGCACGCTTCACGATCTGCGCAAGATCGCGCGCGTGCGGCAGTCGGAGTGGTGGGCTCGGGTGTTCGACGAGTTGTTCTACATGTACCTGTCCGGTGCCCGCGGCATCAACGCGGACATGATCTACCCGACGACATACACCGGGTTCGCCAACAACGCTTTCGTCGCTCCGGACGCGAAGCACTTGCTGTTCGGCGGCGCTGCGACCTCCAAGGCGACGCTCGTCGCCGGCGACCTCATGAACGTCACGCTCGTCGAGCGTGCGCAGACGCAAGCGCAGACGATGGGCGGTGGCATCGAGGGCGTACCGGCGATCGAGGCCTGCGAGATCGACGGCGAATCGCGCTACGTCATCGTGATGCACCCGTTCCAGGCCTACAGCATGCGGACCAACGTGACCGCCGGCCAGTGGCTCGACATCCAGAAGGCGGCGGCAGCAGCAGAAGGGCGGGATAACCCGATCTTCAAGGGTGCGCTCGGGATGGTCTCCGACACCATCCTGCAATCGCACAAGGGCGTGATCCGGTTCTCGGATTACGGCGCGGGCGCGAACCTCCCGGCTGCGCGCGCGCTATTCCTCGGCCGTCAGGCCGGCGTGGTGGCGTTCGGTTCACCGGGTACGAACCTGCGGTTCGACTGGAACGAGGAATCGGAAGACCGGGGCAACCAGGCGGTCATCACGACCGCCAGCATCTTCGGCATCAAGAAGACTGCGTTCACCATCGACGGCGTGAGCCGCGACTTCGGGGTGATCGCTCTGGACACTTCGGCGCCGAACCCGAACCCGTAATCGGGTAAGCGAAGGGCCCGCCTTCCGGGCGGGTCCTCGCGGTTCCGGTTCCCTCAACTCTTTCAAGGAGAAACACCCATGCCTTTGGTTACGACTCAAAACTTCTTCGGTGCCGGATTTGTCGGTGCCGGGATCCGGCCCATGCCCGACCCGATGGGGTCGGAAGTGGTTCAAGTTCGTTGCCCGGCCATCGTCAACGGCACGGGCGCGATCGGCGATGTCATCCCTATGGCGAAGATTCCCGCGGGATGCATTGTCATCGACTGGCAGGTCGATAACGACGACATCGACACGGGCGCCGCAACGATTGCGGCTGATCTTGGAGTCATCGTCGCGGGTGCAGTTTCAGCGACAGCGGCCAATGGCGGCAAGTGGCTCACGGCCTCGACGGCCTTGGGGGCGCCGGCCACCACGATAGGCCACCACCAGGCCACCGCTGTCATCAACGCGCTGGCTCGAATGTCACCCGATGTAGCGGAGAGGTCGGTCGGGTTTGTCCTCACCGCGGTTGGCGCAGGTGCCGCCGCCGCGAACGCGGTCATCGGGCTCACGCTCACGTACCGCGCGGCCTACGCCGGCAACTAGGGCGACCAGGGCGCGCACCCAAGAGAACCCGGGGAGCTTGGCGGCTCTCCGGGTTTTTTCAACCAACGGAGACTCATCCTATGTTGATTAGATCGAAATTGTTTCGCGCAGGCGGCACCCGCGTCGAACTCGGCAAGGGCAAGGACGCGCGTAAGTATCACTTCAAGGGGGCCGACACCAGTCCCAAAGCCCCGCACGACGATCCGGATGAGGATCACGTCACAAATGTCACCGATGCCGATGACATCGCGACGTTTCTCGCCATCAAGGAAGGCTACGATATCCACTCGAGCGAGCTGAAGAAGCCCGCTGCTGCGGCTGCGGTAAAAGCGGCGGACAAGGTCGAGGATCAAGCGCAGGACACGAAGGCGAAGGCCGAAGCTCAGGCCGCGGCCAAGGCGAGGGACTACAGTAATATGAAGAAGCCCGACCTCATCAAGAGGATCGTCGAGCACCCGAAGTTCAAGGGCAAGGCACCGCACGGGACAATGCCGCAGCCCAAGCTGGTCGCGCAGCTCGAGGCCCTGGATGCCGCGACTTAACCCGGAGCGTGAGTCATGCCGCTCACTCTGCAGGACATCGTCGATCGCGCTCGGGATCCGCTGAACGATGACGACGCGATAGACGCCAACCGGCGCTGGCCCGACGCCACGCTTCTGAGGCACGCCAAGTCGGCGCTGCAGACGCTGCGCATGAAGCGTCCGGATCTGTTCTTCGGCACGATTGCGACGTTCTCGGCGGAGTCCCTGGCACTCGGCTCGACCTATCCATTGCCTGAGGAATATGCCCCGCCGGTGATTGATTGGGTGACGGCGCGCGCGAACACGAAGGATGACGAGTCGGTTTCTTCCGGGGCTGCGGCGGCGTTCTTTTCCCTGGCTCAAGGTGAGGCGACCTGATGGCGACCACCTGGGACGCTTGGGATGATGACGTGATCTCGGAGGTTCCGGGAGCCCTGCCGGAGTTCGTGCGCAACA